AGTGCTTGTGGCTTCAAGGTACGCTTCTGCTGTTTCTTAGAGTGATGTTGCCAGTTCGGAAGTTGTGCCATCGTACTGCTTGGGTTTAGAGAAATTCTTATACTTAGTAAACTCTATCACATTGTCAAACTTATCGACAATCTGTTCACCCTTATGTGAGATAACGAACACATTATTACCATCAGTGATATTGTATAGTATCTTCATGAAGTCCTGTGTACCGTTATTATCTAAGGAACTATCAAAGATCTCATCAAGGATAAGAATATTTGTATTAACTGAATTCTTTAGTTTAGCAATCTCTCTCCATGTAAAGAGTAGTGCTAAGTCAATTCTCATCTTCTCTCCTTCAGAGAAAGAAGCATAGGAGAACTCGTCTCTAAACCTTGACTTAATTGTTTCATTAAACATATCATCAAGATTAAAGTTGACATAGAACTCTAACTTCTGAAGGTATTTATTAATAAGATCATTCATTACAGGTAGATATTTTCTAATAATAGATGACTTGACACCTCCATCCTTAAGAAACTCTGACACCATCTTAAGATCTTCTCTTTTGCTAATGACTTCTTTTCTTAGTATTTCTTTTTCTCTACCTTGTTGTATTATCTTTAATAACTTATCTTTTTCTTTGTCAACAGAACCATCATCAGTTTTTATGGATTCAATTTCTTTCTCTATCTCTTTGATTTTCTTTGTCTTCCAATTTATATCACTAAGAGATTGTTTAATTTTAATCTGAGATTCTTTGATAAGAGTAGATATCTCATTACGTTCAGTTAGATCTTTGTCTAAGAGTTTATGTTCTTTTGCAATTTTATCTAATGCTTCATTTAACTTAGAAACTTTATCTTCATCAGTAGATACCATACTATCACGTAGATCAAATTTTATATCTTGATGACATGTAGGACAACTTGCGTTACCTTTAAAGAATTTAATTTCTTTTGTTAGATCTTTAATCTTACTATTAAATTTTACTTTAAAATCTCTTAAGTTCTGTATTCTCTCAGTAGGATCTTCTCCCTCTGACAATTCAAATGTCAAACTATCTACCTCTCTCATATCAAGTTCTATCTCTTCTTCTGCTTTAGCAATCTGTTGTTTCAATGATTCTATGTTCTCATTCCAATGAGATACATTACTCTGACTTTGTTTTCTTAAATCCTCTATCAGTGTTTTCTGTACTGTAACTTTATCCTTTAATAAAGACATAGCATTTTCCACATCAAACACTTCTTCTTTATTAACTTTAATCCTTTCTTTTAATATAAGATTCATTGTAGAGAATATTCTTATATCAAGTATGTCTTCTATAACATCTCTTCTGCCTGGTGCAGATAACTGCATGAAAGGAACAAAGGTACTTGATCCTAGTACAACTATCTGAGTAAATGATTTATAGTTCATCTTCAGAACATTCTGTTCCAACCACTTCTGTTGATCATTGGTTGCAGATGATTGATCTAATAATGTACCGTTCTTATAAATTTCAAATACATTTGGTTTTATTCCTCTTACCACTTTCCATTCTATTTTTCCAATCCTAAACTCTAACTCTACTTTACAATCTCCACAGTTAACTGTATTGACTAGTTGACTCTTATTAATTTTACGAAATGGTTTACTGAATAGTGAAAAGCATAATGCATCTAAGATGGTTGATTTACCAGAACCATTTTCTCCAACGATCAATGTTCTTTCATGACCATTTAGATTTACTTCAGTAAAGTTGTTTCCTGTACTCAGGAGGTTTTTCCATTTTATAGTTTTAAATTCAATCATACTCTGGGTGGAATAATAATGTCATCAGGGGTAACTACACAATAAGTATATCCATGGTCTTCACATATTTGAACAGCAATATCATCTTCTACTTGAATGATTCTCATGTCAGGATAATCTTCTGCCTTTAATAATTCAGCGTGTCTCTCTGCATCTTCCTCCTCCTCAAACAGATACAAAACATTATTTGATCCAACGTTGGGAGCATATGCACCTTCATCCTCTTTTCCTTTTATTGTTAAAATGTACATTACTCTAGTTGGATGGATTCTGCATATATGGAATTGACAATAGATTTTAAATTGTCTTTGCCATGATAATCAAGGTGATCAATATACTTTTCTAAGTATGTTAGAGTTCCCTCTATCTCGATGTCGCCAGTTTCTGGGACGGTTTGAACTGTGTTGTCAATAATTTTTAAATCATGTATCCCTATATTATAGAGTCGTTCTATCAAATTGTCAAATTCATAATAGTTATCTTTTCTTTCAACTATGAGTTTTATAAACTTATCCTTATACTTTTGAAGGTTTAAGGTTTGATAGTTTGTAGTAGAATCATCATAGAAAATCTTCTCAAACATATAGTGAGGATTTTGTATGAACTTCAATCGCCTAGTTTTTGTATTGTATAAATGGAATCCTCTTGTCTCAGAATAGTCATTCCAATATGTTTGATAAGGATTACCAAGATATCTTATATTGCCATTGCTAGATCTAGTATGGAAGTGACCAGAGTAAACATTCTTAAACTTATCAAACTTCTCTATACTTAATCCATGATCCATAATGAAACCAGGATGTGCCTCGAATCCTTTGAACTCTAAGTGACCCATGCATACCTCTGCTTTGGTATTGCTTATCTCTTCATATGTTTCTACTTCATTCTCTATACAGATCCAAGGAACAAAACAAACATCTAAACCTTCTATATTAAGAGTACTTGCTTTCTCTATACATTGTACATTGTCATAGTGATTAAGAAGTAAATCAACTGTGTTTATATTCAATGTATTCTTATAGTAGGCAGTATGATTACCAACTAAGGTATATAATTTTATACCCATGTCAGCAATTCTATCAAAATACTTTTCCTTTGCCCAGTTTAATGACCAGAAATCTATTTGTTTTCTATTGTCAAAGGTATCTCCTAGATCTAATAACGTTTTAACGTTGTTCTTTTCTAGGGTAGGAAAGAATGTATCATTATAAAATTCTTCCATATAGTCATGGAACACTTTGCTACCTTTACGTAATCCAAAGTGTTGATCAGTAATAATTCCTATCATTGACGGTATCTTTGCTCAAGTGATGTTTTAATTCCTTCATACTCTGCTTTGTTTCCATAAGCATCAGCAGAAAATAGTTCGTTATGTCCTGACTTCTCTATAATTTTAGTTTTTATATCTACTTGTTTCTTTTCCTTTTGTATCCTACGTAAGAATGCATAGTAAATTATCTGTGTGAAGTATGCAAAAGGGTTTCTAGATTTATTAGGATCAAAGTTATCAATATATGTAATACAGTTCTCTATGCCATCACCTATCATGTCATCTTTAAACATGTAGTTGACAAAGTTAGGTTTATATGATAAATGTTGTGCTATCTTTAAAAAGCATGAACCTATGTACTCTCCTACAGGAGGTTTCTTAAGTCCCTTTAACTTAGCAATCTCTACATTTTCTTTGTATTCGATAATTGCTGCTAAGAACTCTTTATTGTTAACGTAATGTTCCTTGCTTTTTGCCATTAAACCTTGCTATCCTTGTGTATCTATCATAACACACTTTAGGGTACTTGACAAGTGGTTGTAATGTGTGTATAATAACTGTGTCAACGGTTAAGGGATAAAACTAAGCTTTATCTGGGTCTTCTTTCTTAAACTCTAGACGTAAGACGTTCTCAAGATACTCCCTTGCCATATCAACTGATCCTATAAGACCAGTTTTATTATTTAATTCTAAACGACCTCCTTTCCTCTTTTGTGGGATAGGGGGTTTTGCTATGTTTCCTCTTACTTTAGCAATCCTTTCTTCTTGATCCAACCTAGCCATACTTCCCAAATAGAAACCACATACTTGATGATTTAATTCTGTCATACAAAGTATATCTTCTCCAAAGATAGTAAACTCATCTTCATGTGTTATCTTATTCCAGTGTTTAATTCTAATACCTTGTATTATTCCAGGTATATCTACTTCTTCTATTTCTAATGGTTTATTAATTATAAGGTAATCTTCTTCGGGACACGCTTCTTTAACTAGGCAAAGTATTTCCTCACCGTTCTTAAATTTAATACTAGCGTAGAATGAGTCCATACTTACTGTTTTAATTTTACCTGTATAATTTCATAATCGAATGATTCTTGGTTATAGATTTTTACTCTCTCAAATAAATGACGAAGGGTATAATTAGGATTCTTACCATCTTTGGTAGTATCATCAGCAATGTCGTAAAGGATAGCAATTGATTTGTTTTCTCCTTTTCTTAATACTCTACCTATTGATTGTAGGTTTCGTACTCTTGACTTTGATGGGGATGCAAAGATGATATTGTGAAGACGTTTAATGTTAATTCCAGTTGAGAATGTGCCGTAAGAGGCAACAATGATTGCATTGTCTTCATTTTCGGTAATGGTTCTGACTGATTCACGATCTTGTGTTTCAACACCACCATGAACAAAGAATACTTTTCGTTCACTAGATGCACTATTATTTATCATCTCATAAA